CATTCTTAAAGTTTTGGCTCCAAAACGGTTGAGCTGCTTCTGATTTTTTATTAGCGAGTTTAGATTCTTGAATTTTAAGCATGCTTTGATATGCGTTCAAAGCATTGGCCAAGGGGTCAATACGTTGAGGTAAGTTAAGTTCGCGTAAAATAGGTTCGCCTGCCATTTTAGCTTCTCCAGTCTGTATTGGCACCGAATTTGTTACCCATGCCAGCTGATGCGCCAAATGCCGCGCCACCTGCGCCACCGGCTACACCCGGGATAGCGCCAGCGCCACCGGCTGCACCACCTAATATCGAAGCAATAAGAGTAGACCAAGCCTTATCTTTAGCGTTTGCATTATTTGCTGCATTTTCGGCCTGGCTGCCATATAAGCTGCTTAGATTTCCAGCTAAACCTGTTGATGCCCCATAGCCGCGCTCGTTTATGCCGCTTTCACCTTGCAGTCCTTGACCATAAAGACCTAAAATTTGTTGCATGAATTTATTAAACTCATCGCTCGATAAGTCTTGAGCAAGTCTGGCTGATTGTTCTTCGTGTCCGGGCGTCCCAAGATAACCACCCGCTGCCGCGGCCTGGTCAGAACCTCTCAGTGCGTTTTTCATGCCAAATTCATACCCGGGCGATTCTTCAAAGCCTTGAGCAAAATGCTTATATAAAGCGGCAGGGTCAGAAAGCAATTTATTAAATTGTTCTTCTAACGTTGCGTTAGCGCGCCTACCTGATTCTACATAGGGGTCATAATATTCGTGATAAGTCGGCTCAATTTTTTTGATATATTTGCCTGGGTTCGTGTCGCCCTGAAATAATGCATTAAACATATTATGCGCCTTATGTTAAATCAAATGTTTTCCATGTACCGTTTATATTAATCTTAGGTAAGTTTAGCGTAGAATCATAAACTAATGAACCACCTGACTTATTAACGTCCGCTAATTGATTAATTTGAGACGTGCTTAAGAATGGTAACTTATATCCTTCGTTTGAAACATTGTTTTGTAACTCAGAAATTAACTGATTAAAAAACTGGCACCATTCCGGGGTCATAATCCCGTTTTTATCCACCAAGGGCATATTAACAAAAGAAGGTATAAGCATTATGTTTCTAAGCTCCTGGTTTGTAACTTGCCGTCAAAAACTGAAATTGAAGATTTAGAACAAAATTGAATCTTTGGCACAAATTCATTGCAAAGACCAAAATTTCTAAATGTGACGATATTTTTTCTAACGCCTAATGGATTCATATAATAAGAGGTAATGCCGCTATAGCTTTCACCGCCATCTTTAGAAATACTAAAATCTATTCGCGGTTGATATTTCGGCAAAATTGCTTCTGTTGTAAGAGGTAGACCAACAAAACCTGGTTGAGCTTCCGTGGATATCATGGCGCCATTTTGCGCATTAATTGAATATAAACCCGGTATTTTATAATGCGTATCTTCGCCTTGTCTGACCTCAAAATAAGCCAGCTTGGCTTCAAATCTAGCGCTGCTAGATTGCTTAACAGAATTGCAAAATCGCAATCTTGGAATTTCTTTGACTGATGATTCATCAATAAAATCTATTTGCTGGGTTGGCTCCGTGTAATCATAAGTATTATATTTAGCGTTTAATTCATACAAGCAACCATCATTAATAGAAACGAATAATATTGAATTTTGATATAAGCAAATTGACCCGGCTATATGATAATTCATATATTCATCAGTTAAATAAAAAAATGATTTAGTTGTAAAATCATAAATCAAAGTTAAGTTATCATCTGAATTATAAAAAGTTAATTGATAAATAACGTGTCCATTAATTCTATAAAAGAATCCGAAAGATTGCTCAGGATATGCGATAGTAGATAATTTATGGTCAATCCCATCGGTAGAAAGCGGAGTGAATCCCGCACCTTCAGATACAAGCAAAGCGGGACCTGAGTTTTCATTCACCCCCAACCATGCTACATAGTTATCCATTGCTGAAATTGTATTTCGGCTTGCGCAACCGTAATCTATCGATACGCTATTTGTCCTTTGATAAGGGAATAATTGGGCCGCTACATCTTGCCACATTTCCATAACATTAGTGCCGAAAACATAGATTAAATTACCTTTACCAGGAGCTCTTAATACAGCTGTAGCTGTACACGGCTTAGTTTGTATTTCGGCACTGACTGGTAGACTAGATGTACCCCAATTCCAATTAAGTCCATTGCTAGGGGCGCTTAAATACCATCCACCAGATTCTAAATCTGGGACTAGAAAATATCCGTCATGATAATCGATATAGCCAGGTACGATTCTTTTACCGGTCCTTGTGCTAATGGGTAAATCTGCTTTAATCGCTAGACCTGTTACAGTGTTGTAAATCCAAACATCCTGACCATCGCATATACCTAGTTGATTCGCCAAATTTTCAGCTATTGTGACTTGTCCAAAATAAGTATCAATGAAAAAAATTTTAGAATAAATCAACGCATTAATTGGCCCGGTTACTTTATATACAATGTTATCAATAGCAGAAATAACAAAAGAGCCGTCTTGTGATGTTTTTGTGCCGCGACCTTTTCCATTAATTTGTAATTGCAAAACTTTTTTATAGCCTGGCGTGCTACAAAGCCAACCGTCGGTAATAAACATATTATAAGTTTGTTCAGCATTGATTTTGAAATTAATACCGAATTTATTTGAACCTACTATTTTTATAGGAAGCTCATTAGAAGGCGGCTGTAATCTTGGAACCGTAGCCATTAAGATGGGCGCCAAACAGGAGCAAGTGCGACATCAGGAAAGTCATAACCTGGTCCAGATTTGAAATATTCTTTTTTGCGCATCGTTAAGTCCATTGGGCTAACATATCTTAATTTATTCTCAAAATTAAGAATTTCTTGCGCGACTTCAGGGGGTGTAGCTATCCCATCTTCTTGACAAAGATATGATGCTAATCCGTACCGAAAATATGACAACATATACTTGTCATAAAACTGTTCTAAATCCATATTCAAAGCAGTTTGAGTTAATTGATATTTACCCGTAAAAGTAATCGGATAATTTTTATCAGGTAAAAAATAAAAATAAATATCTGTTCCGTCTTTTACTCTTTCAGCATGCCAAGTCAAAGGCAAAGATGTTACGTGGTCAGCTCTGCTAATGCCGAAATAATTATATCTCGATCGATTTTCCATTTCGAATCTAACATTGCTTAAATAAAAAACAATCATTTCTAAATCAACTAAATTAGGAATGAAATATTTTTCTTCACCAGTTACAAGACGTATATCTGTGCGTGTAAAATAAGGTATTAAACCAGTGTCGGCGCTCTTTATTGATAAAAATTCATTTAATAAAAAAATACCATCCGAAATTTGGGTGCCGCTCGTAAATTGATAGTCGCGCGCAACTATACCACTTAAGTAGTATGCTCTAGTTACCAATTGCTGAGTTAGATAAGTCATGCTTCCCCCAAAGGCGCCGAGCTGTCGGCGCCGATGCAGTTAAAGAGGCAGAATAATTTGCATCCCGTATTCTTCAACTAATTTGGAACCCCAGATAGCATCATTGATATAGCCGTACTTGTTATCTTCAAACATTGAGCCGTAAGACAATCTAATCGAAACGCCTGTCCCGGGATCGATTTCGTTACCGCTGTAAAAAGGTGATTTATCAGGAAGCTGAGGCATCGCAAGATAGTATGCATTACCGGATGTAATAACACCTGACACATGAGTAGGCATCACTTTAACTTGCATCCCGGCAACAACATTATAATAAATATTTTGTTGTGGGTTTCCGGGTTGTGCGCATAAAGGAGGGTAGAAGTTAATTGTAACATCCCCACTAATGTTCGCCCCAGCTGGCGCAGTGGCGCGAAGTTGAACAGGATTAAAAGATAATCCGCCCCCGATCCATTGCATATATCGCATATTCGGCTTGCCTGATACGCCGTCCTGAAATTGGATTAAGTCATTTACATTGATTGCATAATTATCACCATCTGTCGCACCGCTGAAAGTAATTTGAGTAATATTTGCGCCCGAGGGATCGTTAGTGCTTACCACTGTTAATGTTTGATTCAGATTTCCGCAATTCCCAGCAACTTGTGTCGGCAATAAACTTGAGACATAAAAATCGACATTATTCCAGCGCCCTAACTCCCAGGACATGGCTGTTTCGTTGTTACGTTCTAAAACAAATTGACTTAAGCCGGAGTTAACAATATTCGGAATTGTTACATCAGGTAAATAGCATTTTAAAGGGCCTTTAGCTGTGCCATAGTTTTTGAACAGAGCAATCATATTTGCTAACTGACCATAAGTGGTCAGATTTGTAACTCCATCCCCATAAAACCTGTATGGTGAACTTATAATTTGCTGGCCAACGTTACGTTCAATGACGGTCCCAAGTGTTGCAATAGCCGATTCGCCAAATTCGTCTAGAAAAGCGTCAACATTAAAAATCTTTTGTTGAGCTGTGAAAGCGCGAGATACGTTTTTGGACTGATCGACAGTTAATGTTACGCGGGGTTGGTCAGTTGCTTGAAAGTTAGCGACAAGACCATCAGTTGCTACATAACGAACAGGTTTGTTAAATGTTACTGTATCGCCGAGATTAGCGGGTTCAGTTTCAAAGTTTTTGAATTTAGAATTTAAAGTCGCGATAAGCGGACTTTCGTTTAATAATAATGCGAGACCTGATTTTTGGTATGTTTGCACATTTTGAAGAATATTTGTTGGGTTAGTCATGCTTTAAGCCTCCGTTACTAATACTAGATTAATAGCGCGGACTCAAGCTAGTGCATAGACTTATTTGCGACGATTGCGCAAGTTCTGTCTAAAATCTGCAACTGACTGAGGCTCTCCCGCGCTCGTCTGTGTAGTAGAAGATTTTAGTTGACTTAATGGCTCTTTGAGGTTTTGAGTCGATGACTTTACTGATTCATTTTTGCTAATAGATTCGCTTAATCTTGCCATTTCAGCACGCGCCAAGCGTGGGCTTTTTTCAGCAAGAGCTAATATACTAGCAATTTTATACGGCTTAGACGCCAACTCATAAAGCACTTCTGCGGTGTTTGGAACACCATGAGAGAGCTGTATAAGCTGAGGCACTTCAGTAAAATCTATCTGACCTACTTTCTCATCAAAATCAGCGAACTTTTCTTTACCTGATTGCATGCGAGCCGCAACTTCTTTAATGACTTTTTCAGCCATCATGTATTGCGCCCTTTGTTCTTCCTGAGCATTTGTCTGTTCAGTAACAATATTTCGCACTTGGTCTTCGGTAAGTCCGTTATTTGACCCTGAAATCTGGGTTCGGGCTTCAATCTCTTTTAGAGCTTGTTGCCTGCCGTATTCCTGGGCCTCAGCGCGTACTTTCCCCGCCATCTTATTAGCTTCTTCTTGCGAAAAAAGCTTAGGTTCTGGTACGGGAGTGTTCGCAAATTCTTGATTTTGATTCAATAGCTCATCAGTCATTTTATTACCTTCTGGCCTAGCCTGTGCCAAGTATGCCCCGTTTTCAGATGGGTTTCTGAGTGAGTTACTCTCTCACCATGATGCTTAAGATATAGCACACTAGCTGAGAGGTGTAAATAGGGGGGTTAATTTGATATTAAGATTTGTGGTTTTCTAGAGCATTATATGAAGTAATCATCATGGTGTTTTTTAGTAAGCCAATTAGGCGTATATCTTAATGTAATAAATGAATTAATAGCGGTAAATCTTTGAGGAGGGAAAAAGTCATATTGACGATGACATTTTTTGCACTCAAAGACACTTGTGAAACTTGCAATGTCATCACCTAAAAAAATTATTTTATCAAATCCACAAAAGCAATCATATTTAACAGAAATTGTACCTTTATATTTTTTTGATTTAAAAGCATCGCTTATTCGCATAATCTAATCTCATAATATTTTCAATAAAGATAAGAACAAGTCCG